CCGCCGGGGTCACGCCCTCGGTCAGGGGCTCGGTGGCCTTCGGCAGCGCCGCATATTTGCGGAACTCGAGGCTCTTGCCGTTGTTGGCCGGGATAGGGTAGCTGTCACCGAACTGGTCATGCACCAGTGCAGGCTCTGCCAGATCCAGCAGAGTCTTCTCGTAATAGGTCTTCATCTCGGTGGTCATGGTCGCCGTGGTGTTCTGCAGCTGCGCACTTGCGTCGGCAAACAGCTGCAGGTCAAGCTTCTTCATGCTCATTTGTTTTTCCTCCTTCAAAAGGTTTTTTATCTCTCACACACTTTGTGCGGGAACATTCTCACAGCACGATGCGTTCTCCGCGCCGTGCCCTCGCCGCCAGCTCCATCCGCTGAGCCTTGGTCATGTGGGCCACGTCCAGCTTTGTCTCTGCAGCGCCGCCGGGGTGCGCGCCGTTCTCGCTGGGCCGTGCCGCCCTCTGCTGGATGCGCGCTGTAACGCCCTGCTCCACCTGTTTTGCGGTCAGGGCGGTCTGGTTTTCCATCAACTGGTCAAAGTAGGCGGCGCGGTACGCTGCTTCCAGCCCCACGCCCCGCCGGATCATGTCCGCCACGGCAGGGTTCTGCAGCGTCTCATCCAGCTGGAATGCGGGGTACTTCTGCTGCAGCCGCGCTGCTTCCGCTTCCCACTGTGCCCGCACGGCATTGGCACGCTGCTGGTGCTCTGCCGCCAGTCTCAGCTGCTGGGCGCGCTGCTTTTCGGCATTCGCACGCTGCAGCTCACCTTCCATCCTGTCCATCTCCCGGGCAGTCTTCACGCTGATGCCCTTTTCGGCCGCGATCGTCTCGTAGTATTGGTCGTTTTTCACCTTGCCGTTCTTCACGGCTTCGGTCAGCGCCGCAAGGTCACCGGTGTCAATGCCGTATGCCTCGCTCAGCGCGTCCATCAGGCCTTTCACCTGCGGGTTCTGCTGGATGTTCTGCACCGCCAGCTGCGCGGCACGCTCCATTGCTTCGCTGAACTCCGCCGCGTATTCGCCCTGCATCAGGCTGCCAAAGGCACGGCGTTTTTCCGCCGGGTCAGCGGCTTTCTTTTCTTCGTTCTGGCCCATTTCGCTGCCGTTCTCGCCCTGTTCTTCCTTGATTCCCGGCTCCTCCCTCGGGGGAGCTCCGGCATCCGCGCCGCCATCGGCGGACGGGGCCGGTGAGAGGGTATCGCCTGCCGCTTTCGCTGCCCTGCCCGGGTGGCTTCTCTTTGCCAGCCGCTCCTGCGCCGGCCGCAGCGCCGGTGCCTGAATGCCCGCCGGGCCCGCTTCACCTTCCGCTGCAGCACCCGCACCGTCACCACCAGAAGCAGCGCCACCGTCCGCGAATAACTGTAAATCAATGTTGTCGGTGTCGCTCTCGCATAAGTTGATCACCCGCACGTTCTCCGGGTACTGGCCTGCCAGCAGATACAGCCCGTCCACCACCAGCTCAAACTTTGCCATGTTCTCGCTGCTCTGTGCTGCCTGCACCATCAGGCTGTTCTCGCCGTCCGCGTTCCGGGTCACTGTGCCGCCGTCCACGCTGTAAGCCAGCGTCTGCATCAGGGTGGATACCGCTGCGCACACAATGTCGCTGCCCTTTTCCGCATACCCTGCGTGCCCGGATGCCTGCACCGCCGCATTCTTGTCTTTCTCGCCATAAATAATTGTGATCACTCAGTTTCCCTCCCGTCGTTACTCCTTGTTAGGGTTATTCACATTCATAGCCCGCTTTGCCGCCTGGGTCGCCATGCTGTTGCTGCCGCTCTGGCCCACCACGTCGCCCAGACTGTTGGTGGTGCTCTTCACACTGGTGCCACCGCCGCCGCTGCCGCCCACGCTTCCCGCCGCCTGCGCAGCTGCACCCGCTGCTGCACTCACGTTGGTGCCATTCTGCTGGTCGATGATAGCCGCCATCTTCTGCATTTGCGCCGCCATTTGCTGCAGCTGCTGGTAAAGCGTGCCGTTCTGGCTCACCCTCTCCCGCACCTTCTCGATGCCTTCAAAGTCCATCATGTCCAGCACCGCCAGCGCCGCGTCCGCGTTGGCGGGGTTGAACAGCCCCATCTGGTAGCATTCTTTTGCCGTCTCGTTCTGGCTCAGGCGGCTGAACGTGCTTTTCTTCGCCGCCGTCACCGTAATGTCAAATACCGGTTCGTGGTCGCCCAGCTGTACGCCGCCCACCATGCCGCCGGGCACCGCCTGCAGCATGGCATTGCTGAAGGGCACATACTGCGTGCCGCCGCCCTCGCCGGTAATGCGGTAGATCCGCTCTTCGTCGTAGAACTGCCGCATCAGCTCAATGATCAGGTAGCACTCCTTCGCAAAAGCGCGGTATGCGCTTTTCAGCATGTCGCGGCTCAGCTTCGAGCCCGCTTCCTGCAGCGCTGCAATGGCAGAAGCCGCCGTCAGGCCGCTGGTGGTTCCGCCCTGGCTCACATCCCGGTTGCCGCTGATCTCTTTCAGCTCGCTCACCCGGTCGTCCCGGTAGGTGATCAGGTTGCCCGCAAGGCCGGATACCTGCAAAGGCCGGAAGCTTTCATCCGAGAGCCTGCCCACTACATGCACGATATCCCGGCTGAAGTCCGCCAGTTCCTCTTCGTTCACGCCCGCCGTGTCGCTCAGCACATACCGCTGCTTTGCGGCCAGCTTCACGTTTTCGTCCATGGCGTGGTTCATCTCGTCAATGGCGGTCTGGGTGTCCTTCATCACGTCGATGTAGCCAAAGCCTGCCGGGCTGTCTTCCTCGCGGAACAGCGGGTCAAACACAAAGGGATATTTCCCGTGGTCGTAGAATCCGCGCCCTGCCAGCTGCGGGTCGTTCTCGCTGGCGTACAGCACCACGCCGTTGCAGTATTTGCAGTAGTGCAGCACCGTCTGCCCGCCGGGCTGAGCCTTTTTGTAGTACCAGTCCACCACCACACTCTTGTCGGTAGTGTCGATGCTGTCATCGTGGATGTATCTCGCCACGTCCAGCGCGTCCCCGGTGTGCCCTTCCAGCTGCGGGTAGCGCCCCACCAGCTGGTCGTTGTCCGCAAGGCTCAGGCTGAACAGGTTCGGTGAGTCCTGAATGTCCTCTACGCCCGGTTCCCAGTACAGCATCAGGATGTTCACGCTCTGGATGCTGATGTCGCCAAGGCCGTTCCGCAGCGCCGGGTCCCAGAATACGCCCTTCACGCCGGTGCCGGTCTTGAGCTTGCGCCACCATGTGTCGCTGTACACCGTCTCATAGTCGCACTGATCCAGCACCGTGGGCAGGATCTTCGAGAGCACCTTTGCGGTGTCCTCGTCGTCCGCCGCCCGGGGCAGTACGTTGGGTTCGGGGTAGTTGTCCATGGCATCCGCGTGCTTGTTGGCAATGCTGTTGAACAGCCACCCGCTGGAAGGCTTGGGTTTGCCCTCCATCATCTTGTTTTCGTAGTTCTTCCAATGCCCCATGCGGAACCATAGTTCGTTGTCGATGATCCGCCTGTCCAGCGCTGCCCTGCCCGCCTTGTATTTCTGCAGCAGCAGCCCCGCTTTGTGGATCTCTTCCTTCCCGATCACCTGCTGCACCGGTTCTTCGTCAAGTTCTGTTGCTCCCTGCAGCTGTTCCTCGTTCATGCACTTCACCTCTTCGCTCTCAAACCCTCAGCACATGCGTGCGATCTTTGCGTTTATCCAGATCCAGCGGATCATCCTTCATCGGCTCTTCCCGGTGTACCTGCCTCGGGCTGATGGGGTTCTCCATCAGCACATACCGGCACTCGTCGTAAATGTGGTCTTCCTGCGTCGTGTCAATGTCTTCCACGTTGCTCTCGTCGTACACAAGGTTCGGTATGGTGCGGATAAAATGTTTGCAGGTGTCAAATACCTGAAACATCGGCCGCCCCTCCCGGTCAAAGGCCAGCCGGTAGTGGAACTGCATCTTGCCCGCAAGGCGGGTGTGGTCGCCCGGCTTCCAGAAGATGTAGTTCGGGTGCTTTTCCTGCATTTGGGCAATGCTCTCGCCCTGGCTTTCGTTGAAAATGGCCGGGTCTGCCACGCCGGTAATGCGCCGCCCCCGTAACATGGGGTCGTTTTCCTCCGCTTCCCTGATGCGCCGCGCCTGCTCCACCGGGTCTATTTTCAAGCCCTCGTTGGGCGTGCCGGTGCAGCCGTATAGCTCCTTGATGCGGTACAGCCGCCCTTCCTCGTCCGCCGCGTACCATCCCACGGAAAACGGCTTTGCATAGCCAAAGTCGTACCCGCGCCAGATGCGCCAGTGCGCCGGGATGCGGAATGGCTTGATCACATGGGTCCACCGCTGGTCTTCGTAATGGCGCGGGTCGTTGCGCCACTCGGTGAATACCTGCCCGGAAAAGCTGTCCCAGCTGCCGTAAAGCAGCGCCTGCTTTTCCGCTTCTGGTAAGCTTGCCAGATTTCCCAGATACCCCGGGTCGTTCGCCAGCAGCGCCGGGTTGTCAAATACGGTGGATGG